TCTTATTTAAATTTAGACTGGAAACCAGTGCCTATTATACCTAAGTTTGTTGATATAGTTGTAAATGGTATTGCAGAGCGTACTTATGATATAAAAGCTTATTCACAAGACCCTTATGGTGTAGAAAAACGAACACAATATATGGAGTCTATACTTAAAGACATGAGGACTAAAGAGCTAGCAGATTTTAGTAAACAAGCTTTTAATATAGATTTGTATGAAAACAAAAAAGAAGATTTACCTCAAACAGAAGAAGAGTTAAATCTTCACATGCAAATAAACTATAAACAAGCTGTAGAAATTGCAGAAGAACAAGCTATTAATACTTTGCTAGAAGGCAGTAATTACGAATTAACTAAAAAACAATTTTATTACGATCTTACAGTTTTAGGTATAGGCGCTGTTAAAACTTCATTTAACACGTCAGAAGGTGTTGTAGTAGAATATGTTGATCCTGCTGATTTAGTTTATTCATATACTGAGTCGCCATATTTTGATGATATATATTATGTTGGTGAAGTTAAAAACATACCTATAAACGAACTTGTAAAACAATTTCCTCATTTAACAAAAGAAGACTTAGAAGATATAGTAAAAAACAGATATTACGAAAAAACTAATTATAATCAAGGTTATAATTATGATGAGCAAGACAATAATAAAGTTCAAGTTTTGTATTTTAATTATAAAACATATATGAACGAGGTTTACAAAGTAAAAGAAACTGGTACAGGCGCTGATAAAATATTACCAAAAGATGATACTTTTAATCCACCTGAAGATTCTGATAATTTTGGTAAATTACATAGATCTGTAGAGTGCTTATATGATGGTGCTATAATTTTAGGAACAGATAAATTACTTAAATGGGAAATGGCTAAAAATATGATGCGCCCTAAAAGTGATTTTACTAAAGTTAAAATGAATTATAGTATAGTTGCTCCGCGTATGTATAAAGGTCGTATAGAATCTTTAGTTGATAGAATAACAGGATTTGCAGATATGATACAGCTTACGCATTTAAAATTACAACAGGTATTAGGTCGTATGGTGCCAGATGGTGTTTATCTTGATGCTGATGGTTTAGCTGAAATAGACTTAGGTAATGGCACAAACTATAATCCACAAGAAGCTTTAAATATGTTCTTTCAAACAGGTTCTGTAATTGGTAGATCATTTACAAGTGAAGGTGATTTAAATCCTGGCAAAGTGCCAATACAAGAAATAACAAGTGGTAGTGGTGGTAATAAAATGCAAGCTTTAATAGGTAATTACAATTACTATTTACAAATGATTAGAGATACTACCGGGCTTAACGAAGCTAGAGATGGTAGTATGCCAGATAAAAACGCTTTAGTTGGTGTACAAAAATTAGCAGCTGCTAATAGTAATACAGCAACAAGACACATACTACAAGCTGGCTTATTTTTAACAGCTGATATAGCAGAACAACTATCACTTAGAATATCTGATATTATAGAATATTCACCAACTAAAGATGCTTTTATACATAGTATAGGTGTTCACAATGTTGCTACGTTAGAAGAGATGTCAGAACTACATTTATATGACTTTGGTATATTTATAGAGCTTTTGCCAGATGAAGAAGAAAAAGCCGTATTAGAAAACAATATACAAATGGCTTTACAGCAACAAACTATAGATTTAGAAGATGCTATTGATCTTAGAGAAATAAGAAACGTTAAACTAGCTAATCAAGTTTTAAAAATACGTAGGAAAAGAAAAATGGCTAAAGATCAGCAAATGCAACAAGAAAACATGGCTATGCAGTCACAAGCTAACCAAGCCGCAACACAAGCAGCAGCACAAGCTGAAATACAAAAAAACCAAGCTATTAACGATGGTAAAGCTCAACTAGAACAAGTTAAAGCACAACTTGATTCTCAACGTATGATGCAAGAGGTTGAGCACAAAAAAGAGTTAATGCAACTAGAGTTTCAAATGAACATGCAGCTTAAAGGTATGGAAGTAGAAAATAAAAAAGCTATAGAAAAAGAAAAAGAAGATCGTAAAGACGAAAGAACTAGGATTCAAGCTACACAACAAAGTGAAATGATTGATCAAAGAAATGCTGGTAAACCACCTAAAAACTTTGAGTCTGCAGGTAATGATATACTAGGAGGTGGCTTTGATTTAGGTGTGTTTGATCCTAAATAAATTTATTAATTATTATTATATTATATTATGGAAGAAAATAAAGAAAACGTAGTTGAAGAAACTACACAAGAAACAACTCAACAAGTTGAAGAAAATAGCAAACCAAATATTAATGAAGACGGCGATTATGTCGTTAATTTAGATAAACCAACTGAAAATGAAACTAAAGAAGATAACACTGACGACAGCGGAGTGGTTGCAGAGTCTGAAAATGCCGAGTCCACACAAGAACAAAAAGAAATACAACCGGAAGCAGAAACACAAGAGCAAGCACCAGCACTAGAAGAAGTAACTGAAGAAACAACCGAAGAAGAAGTTGCTAAAGTTGAAGAGCAAGTTGAAGAAGCTGTTGCAGAAGCTCAAGCTACTGGTAAACCACTACCAGAAAATATACAGAAGTTAATTGACTTTATGGATGAAACTGGTGGTGATATACAAGATTATGTAAAGCTTAATCAAGATTATAGCAAGTTAAATGACAACGATGTTTTACACGAGTACTATAGACAAACAAAACCACATTTAACTAATGAAGAAATAAATTTCTTAATGGAAGATACTTTTAAGATAGATGAAGAAGAAGATACTGACAGAGAAATAAGAAGAAAAAAATTAGCGTTAAAAGAGCAAGTTGCCAGCGCTAGAAGCCACTTGGACGGGCAAAAGTCCAA